AGCTCAGAAAAATTTAATAGTAGAAATTTTGATTTAAATGCAAAAATGTTTACTTATCCAATAGATGTTAAGACATATAGGACTGAATATGGAAAGAAAGTGAATTATAATTTGCAAGACGTAGTTGAGCAGTTTCGTGTTGGATTACATAAGGCGTATGAAGAAAATTATGATCTAATTGTAGGCATAGCTGATCGATAGGAGAAGATAAATGTGAAGTTTCTTTATAAACAAAATTATGTGACAAAGATATTGGGTGTTGGATTAATGGCTGTAATTTTATGTATATTTGCTCATAAGATGAATTATATAGTTATTCCGATGCCACAAGATAATATCCCTGAATATCATACAAATATATTGACAATTAATTCTATATTTAGTGGATTTGCTTTGACAAATTTAGGAATATTGTTAACGATGTCTGATGATCAGCTTATAAAAAAACTTGAAGGAACGGATATACTAAAGAAAAGAAATATTGTTATTGGGCATTCTATTATTTTTGGAGCAATTTCAATATTTATTTCAGTATTTTGGGTACTGAAAATAAACCTTGGCTTTTTTTCGGCTATAATTGGTAAAGAATATTTTTTAGTAATTAGAGAATTTTTCTTTTATATTGAAATTATATCTCTTGTAATTAGCATATTTTATTTTCTGCTTTCGGTTGAGAAAATGATACAGTTGTTAAATTTACTTCATATACCACGGAAAAGATATACGGATAAGCAAGTTGATGAATTAAAGAAAAGAATATTTGAAAAGAGACAATGATACATAGGCACCCTTCGGGGTGCCTTTCTATATGCGGACATTTAGCTCAGCAGGACAGAGCAACCGGCTCATAACCGGTCGGTCCTGGGTTCGAGTCCCAGAATGTCCATCAAATAACGCGGGATGAAGTAATGGAAACTTGCAGATCTCCTAAGTCTGAAATGATGGTTCAAATCCATCTCCCGCTATTTATGAAAGGATAAGGTATGTTAAGAAGTTGCAAATACTGCGGACGGATTCATGATAGTAAATATCAGTGCAGCAGCAAGCCGGTACGCAGGAAGATACGGACAAAGCAGAACAGTTTTCGAAGTACCGAGGCATGGAAGAGAAAGAGCCTGGAGATCAGAGAGCGGGACAGATATCTGTGCCAGATCTGTATACGAAAGCTGTACGGAACCACACAGCAATATAACAATAGGGAAATAGAAGTACATCACATTGTACCGATAGCAGAAGACTGGGACGGAAGGCTGGACAATGACAATCTTATTTCATTATGTGGTAGGCATCATGAGATGGCCGAAGTCGGGAAGATATCGCAGGCGGAACTGAAAGAGATTGCCAGGCAGCAGGAGGATGAAATGTAATCCCCCCCCGCCTAAAAAAATCTGAAAATTTTGACTTTTTTACGACCACATATGCCCACAGATTTATAATAAATTCCCACATCAGCATTTTTATTTTTGACGGAAGGAGGGAGCGCAATGCCAACAGCATCAAAATCGGCAGATATTATTCGGATGGAAGGAAAATCACACCGAACCAAGAAAGAGCTCCGGCAGCGCGAACAGGCAGAAAAGGCTCTGCTTACAGGGATTCCGCTGAAAGAGCGACAGGAAGTAAAAGACAATGAGATTGCACATAAAGAATTTCTTCGACTGAAAAAGCTTCTTGAAAAGATCAATAAATTCGATGATATGTATGGAGCTGTGATAAACAGATACTGCATTTTATATGCAGAAACGAAGGAATTTGAGGAAAAAAGAGACCAGTTTTATAAACAGTTATGTGAGTTTCAGAATGAAAAAGACGATATGCTTATCAACAGAGAACTGACGCGGAAAGAATATTATGGCATTGAAGCTTCCATGCAGAAAAGTCTGGTATCTATGGACCGGCAGATCCAGGCAAAAAGAAGGATGCTGGCCGAGATTGAGAAGGAAAATGTTATGACAATCGCGGCATCCCTTAGATCTGTTCCAAAGAAACCGGAAAAGAAAACCAATCCACTGAAAGAAGCGTTGGGCGGATGAAAGAAGGAAAAGCATACAAATATGCCGTATGGTGTTCCACGGAGCAGGAAGGAAAAGTCCCGGAATATGTTAAAAAACAGGCAGAAAGCTGGTTACATATTGCGGATGGGAATGATGAGGATGCTTATGTAGATGAACAGGAGTATGAAAAAATATGCAAATTACTAAAATTAATGGTCCACCCGGATCTTAGATGCAGTATTTATGATGGCCTGGAGGATTATGCGTGGCTTATGATCGTAGCCGGGCTGTGCACATATTGTCGGAATTCGGAACAAAGAAGCCGGTTTTATGTAACGATTCTTCTTGAAATCGCACGAAAAAATTTTAAAACATTCAATTCGGCAGTGATATTTATCCTGCTGATGCTTAAAGAACCGGATTTTTCCCGGTTCTTTTCTGTTGCGCCAGATTTGCAGTTATCATCGGAACTAAAAAATGCAATCCGAAAAATTATAAAAGTTTCGCCAGCATTATACGATGAGGATGAACCAGCATTTAAGGTCTTGAGGAGCCAGATCATATGTCTGCTCAATGAAAATGAATATACGCCGCTTGCATACAGCCAGGACGGAATGGATGGAAAACTGGCAAATGCGTATCTGGCAGATGAAGCAGGAGCATTGGATGATTATCCGGTAGAAGCAATGAGATCTTCACAGATTACCTTGTTTAATAAACTTGGAATTATCATCAGTACACAGTATCCCAACGATAATAACGTGATGATCGATGAAATTGACATTGCGAAAAAGACTTTGGACGGTCTGCTGGATGATCGGCGATATTTTGCTTTGCTTTACGAACCAGATGATGATCTGAAGCAGGGAGAAGCCTGGCAGACTGATGATCGTGCGATTTATCAGAGCAATCCGGTTGCAGTATCCCATCAATATATTTTTGATGAGATAAAAAAGAAACGTACCTTAGCAGTCCTTTATGAGAATAAAAGAGAAAATTATCTTTGCAAGCATAACAATATTCTCTATAAGGGACTTGGTGTGGAAGGTTATATAGATATTCAGAAAGTGAAACTGTGCAGGATCCAACCAGATCCACAGTGGTGGAATGGCCGTCAGGTATGGGTTGGAGTAGATCTTTCCCAGACGGATGATAATACTGCGGTGGCGATGGTGACAGAAGATAACGGATATATTTACGCTAGGGTAATGGGATTTATTCCAAAAGAGAAAATTAACATAAAAACCCAGAAAGAACATGTGGATTATCAGAGAATGATCAGTAAAGGGGAGTGTATTGCATGTGGTGAGGAAGTAATTGATTACAGTGTAGTGGAAAATTATGTGATACATCTGCTGGAAGAAGAATACGGAGTAATTGTGGAACAGGTTGGATATGACCGCTACAATGCAATTTCAAGTGTCCAGAAAATGGAAGCAGAAGGGCTGGAGTGTGTGGAAATCAAACAGCATAGTTCCGTCCTGCATCAGCCAACAAAATGGTTAAAAGAGCTGATCCTGCAGCAGGCATTCCGATATGAAGAGAACCGGCTTCTGGAAATCAATTTTCAGAATGCGAGATGTACAGAAGACACAAACTTAAACAAATATGTCAACAAAAAGAAATCCACCGGTAAGGTAGATGAGGTAGTTGCATTGATTAATGCGATGTATCTCTTACAGCAATATTTATTAAATGGCGACAATTTTGTTGCACAGACAGCATAGGAGGGATAGCAAGGGAAATTTGGAAACGGAAAAAACGTGCGGATCCGGATCTGGAACCGGAAGTAGATGCCGCTATTTTAAGAGCCTGGTTATCAGGAGAAAGTATTGGAAGGGAAGGGGCAATGAATATTCCGTCCCTGGCCGGATGCCTGAATAAGATAGCAGGGACAGTGGCTGCAGTTCCAATAAAGCTGTATAAACGGGAAGATGACAGGATCACAGAAGTGACGGATGACAGGCGAACGATATTACTGAATTCTGAAACAGGGGATACGCTAGATGCTTATCAGATGAAACGGGCAGTTGTTCTGGATTATTTTCTTGGGAGAGGCGGTTATATTTACATAGATAAAGTCAGGAACGAAGTACGTTCTCTCAGGTATGTGGCAGAAAAAAACATAAGTTTTAACCAGAATCCGGATGTGATATTTAAAGATTATGACATTTTAGTACAGGGAAACACGTACAGGCCATATCAGTTTGTACGCCTTCTGAGAAATACGGAGGATGGGGCACAGGGGAAAAGCCTTATTGAAGAAAACAAGCAGCTTCTTAGTGTGGCGTATAACTCCATGAAATTTGAGGAAACCCTTGTTGCAACAGGCGGTAATAAGAAGGGCTTTATTAAGTCTCCGAGAAGACTGTCGCAGCAGGCAATCAATTCTTTGAAAGAAGCATGGAGAAATCTTTATTCAAACAATACAGAGAGTGTGGTGATCCTGAATGAAGGCCTTGATTTTCAGGAAGCGTCCAATACATCTGTAGAAATGCAGCTGAATGAAAATAAAAAGACGAATGGGGATGAGATCTGTAAAGTAATTGGGATCCCGCCATCGCTTTTAAGTGGCAATGCCGGAGAACAGGATGAAAAAAATTTCATTAAATATGAGCTTTCAAACCTGCTGGCAGAGTTTCGGACTGCATTAAACCGGGCAATGCTGCTGGAATCTGAAAAACAGATGTATTTTTTTGATTTTGATATTTCAGAACTGATCAAAGGTGATATTGACAAGCGGTATAACGCATACAGTGTTGGAATTGAAAAAGGATTTCTTCAGACAGATGAGGTCCGAAAAAAAGAAAATATGCCACCTCTTGGTATGAAATTTATCAAACTGGGGCTCCAGGACGGATTGTATGATCCGGAAAGCAATAAAGTGATTGTACTTAACACCAGTAAAACATTAGATTTGACAAAAATAAAAGAAGGGGGCGATGACTCAGGAGAATAGAGATCAGAGAGCAGTCGGTTACGATTGATGGCTATGTAAATGCTGTTGCCAGAGACAGCAGACCGATCCGGGACAGAAGAGGGGAACAGTTTATTGAGCAGATTGTTCCGGGAGCATTTGAGAGAGCCATTTCACGCGCAGATGAAATAAAGATCCTGTTGAATCATGATTACAGCAGGGAACTTGGAAGTACCAAAACAAATCTGCAGCTGTTTGAAGACAATATCGGGCTTCGTGCAATTGCAGAAATTACAGACGCGGAAGTGATCGAAAAAGCAAAAAAAGGAGAACTGAGAGGCTGGTCCTTTGGATTTATAGAAAGGGCTGCAAAAGAGGAAGATACCGATTCCGGACTGAAACGCAGATTTGTTGAGGATATGGATCTGAAAGAAGTATCCATTATTGATAACAGGAAAATTCCCTGTTATGCAAGCACTTCCATCGAGATGCGCGCAGACGGGAATGAAGTACTGGAGGTAAGAACTCTGGAAACAAAAGTAATCTCAAGTGAACAGAAAGAAAAAGTGGATTATTCGAAATATGAAGCTACCATCAGAAGATTAGGGGGAAAATCATGAAAAGTCATAGAGGAAGAATTACAAATAAAAAGGCATTCCGAGTAGCTGCCAGACGATACTTGCAGGTAAGGGCAGAGGAATTAAAGAACCTGGAGGAAAAAAGAGCTGCCCTTGTAGAAGAAATGGAAGGGATTTTAAATAAGGCCCAGGAAGAAGAACGTGCCTTTGAAGAATCAGAGCAGGTCCGTTTTGATGAAATTGAGAAAGAAATCAATGCCATTGACAAGACGATCGAAGCAAAAGAAAGAGCCAGAAATCTGGGAAATCACGGAGGAAAGAAAAAAGAAGACGGGGAAAACGATGATCTGACCGTTGAGGAACGGGCATTTGTGGATTATGTGAGAGGAACACTTACAAACGAAAGAGCTGCGAACCTTACTTATGCGGACAATGGTGCAGTGATTCCGTCTTCTATTGTCAATAAAATCATTGAAAAGGTAGTAGAAATCTGCCCAATCTACAGTATGGCTGACCGGTATAACATTGGTGGAACAATCAATATCCCATATTATGACGAAGAAACCAGTTCCATTAAAATGGCTTATGCGGATGAGTTTACAGAACTTACCAGTACATCTGGGAATTTTGGAAGTATTTCACTTGGCGGATTCCTTGCAGGAGCACTGACGCTGATTTCAAAGAAACTGATCAATAACAGTAATTTTGATGTACTGAATAAGATTATCCAGTATATGGCGAAAGCGATTTCTGTATTTATTGAACATGAGTGTCTGATCGGAACAACCGGAAAAGCTGAAGGACTTACGAAAGTTACACGGGGTATTACAGCAGCGGCAGCAGATAAAGTTAAAGCTGACGAGTTGATCGATGTACAGGAGTCCATTCCGGATACTTATCAGAGCGGTGCTGTATGGATCATGAATAAAGCCACCAGAACCGCAATCCGAAAGTTAAAAGATAGTGATGGCAATTATCTTTTGAACAGGGATGTATCAGCACGGTGGGGATATACGCTTCTTGGAAAAGATGTGTATTGTTCCGATGCAATGCCAAAGATGGCAGCAAAAGCTACAGCAGTATATTATGGAGACTTTTCCGGATTAGCGGTAAAAGTGGCAGAGGACGCAAATATCGAAGTTCTGAGAGAGAAATATGCAACGCAGCATGCAGTAGGCGTAGTTGCATGGATGGAAATTGATACAAAAGTGGAGGATTCCCAGAAAATCGCAAAATTGACAATGGCATCCGCTTAAAGTTGCGCCGGCGCAAAAGGAGAGGAAATATGAAGATCAGTGAAATAACTGCTGCAGATATATGGCGGCATATCAGGGAATCTCCGGAAGATATGGAGACAGAAGACAATACGGAGATTCTGGTTATGAAAAAAGCCGCCGTAGAATTTTGTAAAGGATATACGGGGCTGACTGAGGAGCAGCTGGACGAGCATGAGGACATTACGATTGCCGTCCTTATGCTCATTGCGGATATGTATGATAACCGCCAGCTGCAGGTTGATAAAAATGTTATGAATAAAACAGCAGAAACTATTCTGGGAATGTACTGTATCAATTTTCTGTGAGGTGGCGAAATGATCTATACAGGAAAATTAAACCGGCGGCTCACTTTCCAACGCCTTGAAGCCAAAGAAGACGAGATGGGACAGGATAAGTCATCCTGGCAGGATTATAAGACCGTCTGGGGGAGCGTAAAACCATACAAATCTTCGGAATATAACTTTATGGGAAAGCTTAAACCAGAAGTATCTCACAGGATATATGTGCGGTTCCGGAATGATATTACTGCAGATATGAGGATCAAATATCACGGCAGGATCTTTACAATAGAAGAATTGTGTTACTATCTGTGTAATAATTTATATCTGATCGATTATACGATCATGAATGAACCGCTTTGCACCTGGTTGGAAGAAGAGCTCGGTATGAAAGAACTGGCAGAGC